ATACAACGGTATCAATATCATTTTGAATCCAACTATCTTGCAACTTTGGGTTTTGTCTTAGTTTTGCAACCATACCACATAGTTTTTCAAAATAGTTAATTATGTTTTTAACATCGTTATTTTTATCTAATACTCCGATGCCAGATAATTGTATCAATCCTTCTTTACCCTGATATACTTCTACTAATCCATCAATTAATCCACCAATTGAATCATAATATTCACCCAATGCAACGTGTGCCGAATGAGCTCCAACACCTCTAACACCTAAATGAAATGAATGCGCTTGTGTTCTACTTTGTAATAATAAAGATGCTAATTCTTCCATTATTATTTTTTAGTTTTAGATTCTTTTAATCCTAATCGGTTTCTCATAACTTCTTCTGAAACATCTGCTATTTCGAAGTATCTATTTAACACATGTCCCATATCTTCGTAAAGAGCTTCCAATCTTTGTTCTTGTGCTTTTGCTTCTAAAGATTCTTTTTGGAATTTTTCATGCAATGCTTTTAATTCTTTCATATTTCTTTTGATAGTAACTCTATCAAACCAATCACCACCTTCTCTCAAAGTATATTCTGATGCTGCATCTGCGATACCACCTAAAGTTTCAGCAATAGTTCTGATATCAGATTTTCTATTCATTTGTTCTCTGAATTGACCAAATGTAGAAATTATTTCCAAAAAATGTTTTTTGATTTCGGTAGGAAGTTGTTGAAAATCTTCTTCCTCTTTCAAAAGGTCTTTTAACTTTAACATAATTATCTCTTTACGATTTTATACTTTTTTAATTTTTGAACGGCTTGTGATAATTCTTGCGGAGTCATACCCAATGCATCTATCAACTTAGCTATTACCAATTGCTCCTTTCTTCTACCCAAATTATATGATTTGATAACTTGTAATGCTCTATCTAAAAATCTTTCAACTTTGGATGGAATAGATACATCCATATCTTCCAAATCTTCTTTTACTACTTTTGGATTGATTTCTTTACCAGGTATTAAGTTTACTAGCTTTGCCATTTTATTAGTTTAATTCAATTATAATTTCTCTCATAAGGTCTTGTGCTTTGCACCATTTACCACACTCTTCTGCAACTTTTTTCCATTGCTTTGATTCGTTCATTGGCGCCATAAATGCTCCATGTGTAGATGGATTTGAAACAAAATCCCAACCTACCAATTCAAAATCTTCTTGTACCATTAAAGTACCATCATTTAGTTCTTTAACAGAACCTAAACCTCTTGATGAAATACCTAAACGGATATTATTTTTTAATAATTCTCTAAGAATATTTCCTGATGGAGTTGAAAGGATTTCTACTACACCTACTACATCATCACCATCCCAACCGATTTCTCTGATGTTGTGAGAAACGTTTTTAAGGTTGATAACAGGAGAATCTGGATGGTCTAATTCACCCAATGCTCTTCTTTCTTTGATAAGTTGTTCGTACTTCTTACACTCTCTTTCTAAGATTTCTTTAGGATATCTTCTATTGTTTTGGTTAGGAGCACCTGCTCTTTGTAGGATACCTTTAACTAAATAAGTACCATTATCCTGCTCCACCATTTTGGCTTCGAACAAATGCGTTTCTATTAGTAATCCCCTATTCATTTATTTTATATCTTTTTTTACCTTTTCAATTGCTGTATTGGTAATTCCTTTATCCATCCAAGACTTAATAAATATAGTTTTTAGTTGGTTTTCTATTTCCGTACTATGCAATTTACCATCCGATTTATCCACAGCTTTATTTATTTGTGTTTTTACATATGGTAATCTAACTATTTTATCAGCAGTCGAATTATCAATTCCTTTTTTATAATCAATCATATCAGTTGCATCACTTACAAAACTTTTGTTTTTTACCAATGATTGCAATATATCATTTACAGGCTCTTCATAATCGGGCTTAGCTGTAAAATAATTCATTCCTTTTCCAGCCAATTCATATAAAAAATAAAGAATAATTTTACCAAATATGAATCCACCCAATGCGGTCATTACATAAATGGCCAAATTTTCATTTACTTTTTTTTTTTAACCGATTCGTTTTTTCCTCTCAATGCTGCCAAATCGCTTGCTTCAATCTCACCATCCTTATCGGTATCTAACTTCTCCTGATTTCCAGGTAAGTTTTCATTATATCCTCTCAATCTACCCTCCGATTTTGCTTTTGCTGCTTTATCCACTGCGTTGAAGAATGCTTTCTTTTCGGTATCACTCATAGAAGCGACTGATTTACCAGTCTTGTCAAGCATTGCTTTGAACATTTCCTGATAATCGTTTTCTTCTTTAACAACCTGTCTGATAAGTTCTTTTAATTGGTTTGCTTTCATTATTCTGAAATTTGTCTAATTTTTTGGTCTAATTTTAATAGTCTTTCCTTTATACTATAAATATGACTATTTGTTCTTTTCCAATAACTTTTATTATCTACCCCACTTTCATTTTTAATTTTACCATACCAATTAAGAAATCTTTCCATTTCTTTTAATTGTCTACTTATTGTAGATATACCTCTACCTATTTTTGCTTGTGCAGTTGATTCATCTTTTTTTAACTCTAACCAACGATTTTCGTTCATTACAAAATTTCCATCTTTATCCGATACATAATATGCAACCATATTATATGAACCACCTCTTTGCTTTTCAAGCTTTTCTACTTCTTTTTTTGCATCTTTGTATGATGAATATGAATGCTTAAAAACACCTTTACCTTGTCCTCTACCTTTGTTATAACCAACATAGTATAATCCTTCTTTTACTACACTATATCCGGTCAAATCGGCTTGTCTTTTACCTTTAGTTTTTTCATCTTCAGGCTTGCCAAAAGCGTGTGGAGTACCATATCCTTGCACATTTCCGGTTGTATTCATTTCATCAACCTTCAATTCTGCATCCTTATACATACCACTAACCTTAGCATCTAATTCTGCTGCTAATTTTTTCTTTTGTGCCGTTAAAGTTTTTAAATGCTGAATGTGTTGTTTTTCTTCTGGAGTTCCTTTAGATTTCTTATATAATTCTAAATGCTTTTCCATAGAATCGATTACTTTCATATAATCGGTTTGGATTACTCTAACTGAACGTAATTCGGATAAAACCACTTCTTTGATTTTATCAGGCAATCCTTTATGTGAAGTTGATGCAAAATCTTTTGCGTCTTTATCAGACATAGAATCAGCAGCTTTTTGAACTTCTGGAGATGGATTTTCCATATCACCTTTTTGTGCGGCGTGAACCATTCCCATAAATCTTTGTTGTGCTTTGGATACTGCTGGCATTTCTTATAAGTTTAAGCTAATACATATACAGAACCACCATTGGTTACATTAATACTTCTAACATAGCAAGGAAAAGGTTGTCCTGCTGCTAAATGTTCTAATGCTATTGTTGGGTGAACAGTACTTCCTGTTCCAAATCCTTCTAATGTAATAGTTCCAGTCACACCATTTACAGGCAATACACCCCATGCTCTATCTACTAATGCAGCTGAACCAGATGTTACTAATTTTGCATTAAATGTTCTATAATTTACCATCGTTATTTATTTAAACTATCTTTTAATTCTTTTAATAATTCGTAACTCATCATTAATGCAGATAAATGAGATTCTTTTAATTTCTTAACTGATTTTATCTTTTTTATATTTGATATTGTTTCAGCTAATTTAATTTTTGTAACTTTATCTGATACTTTAGAGCCAATATCTTTTAATCCTTCCGATAAAGAATTAACTTCACTATTAACATACTCTTTTAATTTTCCAGTGTTGTTAATATTATTGATATATTCTTTAAGTAAGTTTTTTTGTTGCTCTGATAAGTTGTTATATTTTTTATTGAAGTTCTCAACTAACATTTTATAAGATAGCATTCTAACTTCTTCATCTTGCTTTCTGTATTCTTCCAAAACTCTATCATTTACTTTCTTGTCTTTATTTTCAATTGATGAATTGATTATATTTTCAACAATAGTAAATTTAGAATTAACAATATCTTTTGGTTCAAACGATTCTTTAGTAGTTGTAGCTTCAAATATTTTATATATTGATGCTAAGTTCTTATAATTGGAAATTGGAGATTTTACAAAATCATCAATATTGTATGCTTCTTTAATTTCTTTTATTAAATTGTATTTTTCTTTTGTAAGCTTTTGCTCATCTAATCTTTTACGAGCTTCACATACTGTTTCTACAAATTTTTCTGCTTTTGATTCTGAATTATATTTTTCATTAATCAAATATTGATATAATTTTAATTCTTTAGAAAGTTCTTTTTTAGCTGAGAAATATTCTTTTAATATTTTTTCAGCTTTAGAATTAGTTTTGCCAGACATTATTTCAGATGTAATTTGTCTTACTAATAATTCAAAGATGAACCCAGTGTTTTTAAACTTAGAATGCTTAATATTTTTCATTAATTATTTAATTTCTCTGATATAAATATACTTTTATTGTGGAATATTACTTTTTATCCAAATCTTCTCTCAAAATAGTCTTTTTGTTACCAACCATATCTTTGAATATTTCTATTGTCTCTCTTTGAGTTTTTTGCTTTAAAGTTTTAATTCCTAATGGGTCTCTGCCTAAATGGTGGTCATCTTTACCATATCTAACCGGGTCTTTTGGTCTACCAACTTTATCTTCCTCCGCTAATTCTTTTTTTATCTTTTGAATTTCTTCTTCAACATTTGTGGTTTCTTCTGTTCCTGTTTCTTTAGCCGGGTCAACACCCTGTGTTTCAATTGATGTTAAACGGAATTGTTGTTTAGTATCTTCGATAACATCAACTGTCAACTCATCTTGCTCTTCAGGAGTCATATTCATAATAGTATCGTACATCCATTTTTTGGAGAACATTTTTGTTTGTTGCATTTGAGTAATTAATGCAATTTTAGATGTATATAATTCTACTTTCTCTTGCTCATATATTTTAGATGGTATTGTTAATTCTAATGAAAAATCTAAATCATCTGCATTATCCAATCCTTGTGCATATAAATGTACAATTGCTATTTTAGTCAATTCTGATACTAATACCTTTTGAATTCTTTCAATTGTTTTTGCAAAACGAACATCTTGTCCAGCTAAAGTAGCTTTACCGCTAATATCTTCTTCATAGCCTAAATATACTTTTGGAATTTGCAATGCCGCCATCAATTTACCTTTTAAGTAATTGATATCATCAATCATATTATATTCCAATCCTTTTAATGTATCGATAGATGTACCATTATCACTACCACGAACTGGCATATAGTAATCTTCGATAAGATTTTGAATATTATATTTTAAGTTATATTCTCCTGTTTGTGGGTCTAAGAATGGAACTTTCTTAGATGAGTTGATAATCTTTTGCATGTAGTTATCAACTTCGGTTGGTGGAATATTACCAACATCTACTTTAAAAATTCTTTTTTCTGGGGCTCTCATAATACGATGGATTAACATCGCATCTTCCATAAGAGATAATTGCTTCCAAACTCTTCTACCACCTTCAATCATAGATTTTCCGTAAGGTAAAAAGTTTGCATCCGAATATAAACGGAAGTGTGCTATTTCATAGTTTTCGTATTCCTTTTTAGAACCTGCGGTAGATAGCATACTATTTGGATTCTGAAATGGTGAGTAAACAAATTTTACTCTTTGAGGATTTGTCATATCAAATCCTTCAACTCTACTCGTTTCATATACGGATAAAGGAGTTACGTTTACAATTCCTAATTCAGGTGAAATTTCTAATTGTAAAAAGAAATCCCCATATTTAACTAAATTTCTGGTCCAAGGCCATAGATTGAATTCAATATTAATAATATCGTAGAAAAGGTTTCTTAAAATTTCTTTTGTGTTTTCATTAGGACAATTAATTTTTAATACATCACCCAATTCATTCTTAACAGTTGCTTCATCTGCGTAAATATTTAATGCAGAAGATATAATTGGGTCATTATCCATACCATCATAATCTCTAAACAAATCTATACGAACTTGCTGATATGCCGCTGCTGATTCAATTAATCCACCACTATATTGCGGTGTACGCATACGGGTGTATCTATCTATTAAGTTAGTTGTTAAAGTTTGATACTCATCGGTATCAATAACTTTGACTCCCTTAGATGTTTTACGAACAATTGTATTCGTTGAAAATAGTTTTTGTAACCTACCGAAAAATGATTTATCTGCCATTTGTTATTTTATAGTTTGTTTAAAGATATGGAAATTATTTGATATTAACAAATAAATTACCATTTTCTGCAAGACCAATATCTTGCTTTCCATCTTGGACCTGGAGTATCACAATTATGTCTTGCTCTGAATGATTTTCTTCTTTCTGGGTTAGATTTTTTAATTCTCATATTTGGGTCACCAAAGTTTACTTTCACAACGTTTCCTTTATCGTTCTTTACATAAACTTTGAATTTTTTAACATCGCCTTGCATTGGTTTACCCAATTGAACTTTTCTACCCTGATATTCGGCTTCATATACGCAAGGACAATTTGCTTCAGCTAGGTATTGTGTGTACTCTCTCATAAACTGAACGAATTCTTTCATATCTTGTCCGTTCTCCACATCATATTCTTCTACTTCATTTACTTGTTCATTTATTTTTTTTGATTTTACCGGCTCATATCCTCTATCTTCAACATCTTTATCTTGTGAAGGATTTTGATAGCCAGGTTTTGTATCTTTTAAATCATCAAAATCATAAGTATCCGGTTCTGCACCATATCCCATATCGGGTGCATACATTGATGTTGCATGGTGTTTTGTAAAATCCTCTTCACCCTCACTATCGGCATTGTATGTATCGCCATCAATTCTTTCGTTTACATTCTTTGCATTTATGGGCATTAAACTTTTTAATTTCATATCTTTAATATTTTCTTTTACTGGTACACAATTTGGCACCATTTTGCCATTTTTCATTTTACCACCAATTTCCCTATATCCATCCCAACATTCATGCAATGCGTTTAATTCTCCTAAACTCTCATTACAAGTTCTCCAACCACCACCTTTTGATTTGTAGTTCTTTGCAGCCCATCCATTTGCGTAAGCCGAAGGATATACATCAAACTTTGCTTTTGCTGCTGCTTTTGAAGCTGCCCATTTTCCTGCATCGGTTGGACAATTCTTTTCTAAAAAAAGATTTAGTTTTTCTTCTATACTCATTGTTTCATTTTTTTTCTTGCCTTGACAATGTGCTCTTTGGCTGAAACCTTTTGGATTATTACAATCTATACTTCTTTTATATTTTTCACTCCACTCTTCGTTTTTAGGTTTAGTAGAAACATATATTGGTGTTTTACCTTGCCCCTTACTATCACTACCACCTCTACCTGCCGCATTTTGTGCAGCTCTTTTTCTACGAGTTGCCGATTCTTTTTCTTTTTTACTCATTCCAGCAGCTTTTGCAGCAGGAACACATTTAGCATATCCACTTTTTTCTCCCGAAGTTCCACATGGCGGGTGTTTACCATCAACTTTTTTGCCGATGTTTACCCATTTTTCTTTAAACCATTTATTTAAATCTTCGTTCATCTATAATAGTTTCAACATATAAATATATAAAAATTAACGAAGTAACCAAGTTAGATTTTCTTTCTCCCCTCTACCTAAATCCATTTCATATGGATTAGAGAATATCTTTATCTTTTATGTAGTTATCCAATGCCGAAATGATAAGAGGACGTGTTTTTGATGTTGTTGAAAAACCAGCCACCATACTTCTTTCTTGTCTATAATATTTGTTAGATATTTGCCTTTCTACATCTACATATTGTAAATCATTACTCATATAGAATAGATTCGGATATCCCCTATCAATTACTTGCTGAATCGTAGCCCATCCTACGTTTGAGTTTTCAATTACCAGTAATGCGTTATTATATTCGGTCGATAATGCGGTTAAAAAATTTCCAAAATCTTTTGTATCGATTTTTCCTCTATATTCTCCAACTTGAGATGAATCTTCTATATCAATAATTTGAGCAGTAGAATAGTCACTTCCATCACCCCTCGCCACGTCGGCGGATATCATATATTGTCTATTATAATTAGGATGTTCCCATATCCAAAGGTTTCCATCGAATCCTCTTTTTTCTACGGGCTCCATAACGTATGTTTCTTTATACCACGTTAATAGTGCCGGGTCGATTACAGTATCACCCGAACCAATAAAGTCACAATCACATTCTTGTGCTGCTCCTTTAACTCCTAAAATACGAGTTTGTTCATCTCTCCACGCTTGGTTTCTTTCAGGATGAACAGTCCAATGTAGGTTAATACAATTAAAACCATTTGTTCCGTTTTCACCTTCTACCCACATTTTATGGAACCAGTTACCCACACCATTTGGAGTTGATAATACGATTGCCGAACCACCTGTTGATAAGGTAGATTGTGCTGATAACCAAATTTCATCTATATCTCTAATGAATGCAGCCTCATCCACAACCAATAGGGATAGGGCTTCAGAACGTCCGGCATCTGGAGAAGATGCAATTGCTTTTACTTGCGAACCATTCTTTAATTTAAGTGATAATTTGTTATCTTCAACCGAACTATTACTTCCATCTCTCAACCATATGGGAAGTAAATCGTGCATCACTCTAACCTTCTCCACTAAGTTCTTTGCAACAGTTACTTTAGTTGCAATAACCAACGCATTGAAGTCTTGGTTGAATATCATCTTCCAAAGAATAAAGCCCGCCGATAGGGTTGATAAACCTAACTGACGAGATTTCAGAATTATATTAAAACGATTTTCTTTAAAATCCGTTAAACATCCTTCCTGAAACGGATATAGATGAAACGGAATTTTACCACGTGTAGGGTGCTGAATGATACAATACTTCTTCATAAAGTGTATTGGGTCTAAAGCACACTTTTTGTATTCTTCAGCAATAATCTGCTTTAAGTTCTTAGTATTTTGCTGAACTACATTACTCATTATTTTTTTACTTTGATTTTCCAATAAGTACCAAACCCAACGTATGGTGAGAAACCACCAGTAGTACCATCTACAACTCTATTGTTTACACCCAAAGTAAATTGATATATTTTATCTTTTTTAGTTTTTAACATTATACCTGCTCCAACTGAAGAAACAACATCAGCTTTGTTAAATCCACCATTTAAACCATAGTAAACTTGGTTTCTAGCTGGCTCTTTAACAATAAGAGTTTCTTTGATTGTTCTTTCTTTTACTTTTGCATCAAATGTTCTACCTAAGATTTTATTTTGTGAAATTGTATCGGTTACAGCCACAGTTCCTAATGAATCAGGCAATACCAATACATCTTTGTATAATACTTTTGAATAGTAATCTTTTAGTAATGCTGCCGTATCTACTACTGCAGGAATTTGTACTTCTTTCTCTACGATTACTTCGTGATAAATATCTTCACCTTTTTTAGTAACAACTTTTGTTTTTACTACTTCCATAGTATCGATATCGTGTTTAATAACTTCGTATTTTTTACCTTCAATACGAATCGTTCTTCCACCTGGCATAACACCACCTGGGTTAAACCATTGTAAAAGAATGTAAATGATTAATGCTGCGATAGCAATGTTTTTGAAATTCAATAATTTTTTCATAATTCTATTTTTTTACAAGCTCTGGGTGATTTAATTCACATAACTTATCTTCTAATGCTGCTTTCCTTTCCAATAGAGCTTTAATTGCTTCGGTAGCACCATCGATATCTTTTTGTAAATCTTGTTTTACTTTTTCTATATCAACTTCATAATGCCATTTTTGAATACTGCCATCTTCGTTTACGAACTCCAATGTTTGAGATACACCTTTTAGCGCTTCTTCAAATTGTGCTTTCAAATCTGTAACATATGATAGTTGATTATTTGTTATTTTATAATCTTCATAAAAAGGATATGTACCATCTTCTTTTAAACTATGTTCAAATTTCCTTAAACACGTTATACATAATCCTGTTTTACGAATTGTTGTTTTATCTGCTTTACTATATTGTATAGTATTACAATTTTCAGATTGACAATTATTTAATTTTTCTAAATATGCTCTAACATCATCTAATTGTGATACTGATATTTTATATCCTTCTTTTTGTTCCCATGTCTTTCCTTCCTTGTCAGTCCATACTTCACCAACTTCTCGTTTAGTTTCAACATCACCTTCATAACCATGTACTCTTTGTATATTATCTTCTCTACCAAATACCGTATCTATAATTTTTTTACGAGTTGGGTGAATATAATTATTTTTTTCTTCAAAGCTTTTTCTCTTTGCCATAATATTATTTGTTTATAACTTATTTATATATACATATATATATAATTTATCTTCCAAACTTAAAAATTCCTAAAATTTGATTTAACGGAGCAAATGTGCCGGTTAATTTATAGGTATTTCCTTTGTAGAAAAATACTAATCCTTCATTTGGAACTAATTTTTCAAATCCGCCAATGGCATTTAATCTAGCCAATTCTTTTTCTAATCTTTTTATTTGAGCTTCACTACCACCATTTCTAATATCAGATATTGATGATTCTAATGATGCTTTTATAGATTGTAATGCTGAATCAGGCTGTGCGGTTAGTACTGAACTCATAAATGATAATACTTCTGCACCAACTCCTAAAAAGATATCTTCAAATTTACGAAGATTTCCTTTCATAATTTTATCCTTTGCATCTTTATCAACCCCATCTGCCCATTTTCTAGCATCTTCATCTGCAATTGATTTAATTGTAAATGATTTGTTATCAAATGCCCATCTTCTTGCCAATCCTTCTTTTTCTAATTGTGCAAGATTTTTTTTAGATTTATTTACGAAATTCATCCACCAAGCATAATGATATTCTGCTACGCCATCTTTATCAGATAATCCAAATTCTGATTGTAATCTGGATAACATACCATTGAATTTTCCTTTTTGAGAACTCAGCTTTTCATCTTTTGGTAGTTTAGTAATTGGTGGGCCTTGTAATGTATATGTACTTTGTACGTGCTTATTTATATTTTTAATCATCGATGCTAATTTACTTTCAGCACCTTTTACAGCCCCAACTGCGTTTCCCTTCTCATCATATTCAACAACGTTGTGAAATACCAATAGATTTTGCCCATAAGGAATTACATTTGCATTTTGTGGATAGATTACCTCTAAATTACAAAACGCTGAACCATCTTTGAATATGCTCTGTCTTTCTTTCTCTCCTAATCCACTAATTGCTGAATACAAATCTCTCATTGCGAAATTGTATGCATCACTCAATGCACCTCTACCACCAAATTTAGATGCTAAAGCATTCATATCTAATGCACTTGCTCCACCATTTGCTAAATGTCCTTTATTACGAGCTGCTATTAGTTTACCATTTTTCCAACTGATTGCTAATGCTTGTCCATCGGTTTTTTCTCTTACAACTCCTAACTTACCATCTAAAGCGTTATTGATAATTTTTTTCAAATCACCAAATGTAAGGTTCATTGAAATATCAAATGGATGATTCATATGTCCATATGCCCCACCCTCATTAATCATTTGTTTGGATTCGTAAATGTGTCCGTTTCTTCTGCCGAAATCTCTTAATAGAATTCCAGCTGCTGCATTTGCTTCGTTTTCTACATCGGAGCCTGTTTCACCATCTTCAACCCCACCTATTACACCATCTTGTCTTTGTTTAAGATGAACCAACTCATGCGCTAATGTTCTAAGAATATCAGGCATACTTCTATTTGATACATACACATAAATTTCATCTGTATTTGGGTCATACCCACCATACGATTTAAATGTAGTAGCAAATTCGTTATCCTTTATTAATTTTATTTGAAATGGTAATCGGTTTAAAGATAATCTATCTTTTGCGAATTTAATAAATTCACCTATGATTTGAGCTTTACTTTTTTTTTGCTCCGGAGCTGGAACTTCTTCTTTTAATAATCCCAACTTAACAGACATATCGGTTATTTCTTCATAGTCTGTATCTCTCAAACTTCTCTCTACTTCTCTTCTGTAGAACCTATTGGTAATTTACTTTGATATTTTTTATCTATACCAATTACTTTGGTAACAAACTCTCTATTTTTATTATCTGCTCCTACTAATTCAACTTCTACATCAACAGGTTGGCCACCTATTTTAATTTTACCTTTAAAGAATCCTTTATTGATTTCATTTATTTTTCTGAATGTGGTTGCTTGCTTACCATTGATTGTTGGCATTCCGTGGTCATCAGTTCCGATATCTTTTATATCTACTTTTTTATTTTTAAACTTACCCATCAAAACAGTATCTCCTTTATCAACATCTACATTAATATCTTCTGTTTTTATTAAGTTTAATAAATTTTGTTTTTTATTATCTTGTTCTTTTTTTTCTTTAGATAACTTATATGTAATTAAACTCTCCAACTTTTGTTCGGGAGTCATTTTGTAATTTTTCAGAGCTTCGGCTTGCATTTTAATTAACTTTAAGAAAAACTTTTTATTAAATTCTTCTTCATCAGCTTCTGATAATAAACTCATTTCTTTTATGAGTCCTTCCAACAATCCACCCGTTACAGCACTTGCCCCCAATCCTGCACCAGCCATACCACCTATGTTTCTCATTCCCATTATTTCCATAGTAGCATGTTTTGCAGCATCTTTTGCAATATGTTTTGCTAATTCTGCTGCACCATGTCCTCCGGCGTGTCCACCAGCTGCTGCACCTATACCCATTTTACCTAATATAGCAGGTCCATATACCGCACCACCAACTACTGCTGCTGCCTCCATAACAGTGTGTGCAATTGCATGATTTTGTTCGTGCGATTTATGGTGTGATTCGTGTGCCAAATGTTTTTGTTCTGGTGATAAATCATCTTCGTATTCAGGAATTTTGTTTGTTTTTGGAACTCTTTTTGGTGGTAAAGGCCAAAGTTTTAATTTTGTTTCCTGTGTTGGCTTTCCATCTGCACCTAAACTATTTCCCTTTTTATCAACCTCCAATCCATCTTTATCGTAATACTTATCATCTCTTTTAAAGAATCCGGTTTCAGAATCTAATTCATTTGCTTTAAACGCATCTTCTTTAGAAACATTACCATATTCATTTCCAGCTTTTCTAGGGCCTATATAGCCAGTTCCAAGTCCACCATAGTATGCACCATCTTTTAAATCTTTAGGGTCTGGTTTACCTGCTCCTTGCTTATACGCTGGTTCTTCTTTATAAACCTTTTTACCATTTTCATCACGCTTTTGATAATCGGTGTAGTGAACTTCTTTACAATTGCTTTTATCTTTAGGTTTTTTTGGTTTTTCTTTTTGCTTGCCATCTTTACCCAATGATGAAAGATAATTTTGTCTATCGTTTGCATCTTCGTTCATAGACCAACCGCTTTTAGCGTGTGGGCCTGCTGGAGTTCCGCTACAATCTTCTGTCATTCCGGTTTTACCCGTTCTTACAAATGAGGAAATACCTTCAGCTGTATCTTTTAGTTGTTTTCCCTTTTTAGCAATCCAACCGCCAATCATTGTATCTTGTGCAATTTTTTGAATGATATTTCTTTTATTTAAAGCATCATCAATTGCTGCAGCTTTATCCTCATCGGATATTCCATCTAAAAATTCGTAAACTTTATTTTCTTCGTGAGATAATCCTTCTTTTTCTTTTTTAATTTGGTTATTTATACCCTCTTTAAATTCTCTTTCTTTCTTTTCTTTGTCTGTTTCTTTTGTCTCTTCTCCACTTGCTCTCTTTTCAGCATCCGATTTTAATTCAGCACCACTTAATTTTTGCTCAGGCGGCGGGGCTTGCTTTTCTCCACCTTTTTCGGCACCATCTCCTTTAGGTTTAGCATCTGCTTTACCTTGTGCGGTTTGTCCTTTCTTAACAGGTTGACCCGGAGCTGCTGGTTTATCTGCTTGAGTTGCGGCCTTTCCTTTTGGTTCA